ATGGTTGAATTAGAGGTCGATGACTGGGGGGAGCCGCACCTCGTTCTCAGTGAGATAGATAGGCTAACTACGGTTGTGGAGAGGCACTTCGGGCAGCCTTCCGCTGATAGTCGCGATAACCTTGTGAAGTACATCGATCATGTTGACCATGCTATTAGGCTTCTCGGTCATCGTTATTCGAGTGCGACATTGCGAAGGTCTGGCCGGACGGTGACATTCGGTAAGAATGTGTCGGCGTCCGAAATTCTTCAACGAGAGTTAGAAGCCATAGAGCGCGGTGACGCATGGGCCTATCTGAAGGCTGTTAGCGAAGAAACCGCCTTGGTCAGAGGGTTGAAAGACGAGGCAAAGGAAAAGCTTTTCAGGGTGGCGGGGATCATGCTGACTTTGGGCGACATCGCCCTAAAGGCCCTCGGACCATCCTTGGACGCTATTCAATCGAGGCCAGATATATGGGCGGTGGAGAAGGCGGTTCTGACATCGGCCGTTGCGGCGGCCTCAAAGCGCCGGAGGCCGCCGAACGAATTTTACGATCGAGCCTGCGGCGAATTCGTAGATTTGTGGGTATACATCACCGATAAGAGGCCCACGGCCCCCGGCAATTATCGTAAGATGCCGCTTGATGCAGTCGGCTCGATGACTGGCTTTGTTCGCGATTGCCTCGTTATCTACTCTCATATTGGTCTGGGCCTGCATGCTTGGCCAAAAGGCAATCGAGCCACCTGGGAGAGAGTAATCTATAGGCTTAACAACCAGTGATTAGAAAAAGCGGGATTTCTAGGTAAGATTTCAGGCGATCTGGCATCTACCTTCACATCACCAGCCAATAAGGCGGTGAAACTTGAAGGAGATCGAATGACCGACACGTATATTGAAGATGATCTGGTAGCGGAAGAAGAAGCTTCCAATATTCTGCGGCAGAAGCCGAGAACATTAACTGTTTGGCGCTCCATCGGGAAAGGTCCGCGCTACCTAAAACTTGGGCGGAATGTCTTCTATCGCCGTCAGTGGTTGCGTGAGTACATGGAATCTTGCGCGGTGGACACTTCCAAGAAGGGGGTGCGCGGATGAACAACGACGCGCTTATCCATAGAATCGTCACCTACCTCACACAGAACCGCACGACCTTGGACAAGCCTGCCGACGTAATAATTGGTTGCTTGCTGGCACAGTTTCCGACAGCGACACCGGATGAAATCGGCAGCGCTCTCAACGTCTGGAACCTGACGGCTGAAGTTGAAGTTCGCCGCGGGCTTCGTGAGTGCGAACCCAAGGGCCGTGCCTAACCCCAACCCCGTCAAAATCAGGAGACTAATAACATGGCCGAAGCCGTGAAGGAAAACGTATACCCCGTCGAAACCTTCAATTTCGAGTTCGAGGCGCTGCGAAGCCTCATCAACGCCGCCTTGTCGTTGAGCGTGGCATCTTTCGACGTGCCCTCTACATCGATCCTATCTAGTGCCATCCATGTGGCCAATCGCGTTATGGAAAGTTTCAACGCCGTAGGCGAGCAGGTCGCCAGTCGTGTCCAGCAGCTTTCCGAAGGTGCCGACCGCCGCCAGGACGAAATGGACGACAAGATCAAAGGCCTGCTCGATATCGCCACCCGTGCAATCGAGGTGGACAATTATGCCACGCCGGAACGGCACGCGAGGGAAGCCCTGCACGAGGCTTACGACGAGTTTAAACGCGAAGCCGAGATCGAACGCGTTGAGCGGGATACCCCTGATTGGGGATTCATGATGGAGGCCACCAAGCCGGAATTCGAGGCCTTGCAGAAGGCCAAGCGCGACGCCAAAAACGCCCGCCGCCGTTTGGAAACAGCAATTCGTCGTCATCGACTGAATGGGTTTGCACATCCGGAGGAATCACATTGACCGACCTCCACGCCGCCGCCTACGGTCGCATCGGGCAAGGTCCGAGATTAATACCCACGCAGTCCGGCAAGACAATGGTAGCCTCCTCGATCGCCGTCAGCGTCGGAGGGCATGATGAGCCGCCACTTTGGCTGGCCATTCTGGCCTTCGGTCATGTCGGCGACACCCTCCTCCGGCACGAGAAGGGCGATCTGATAAGCGTTTCTGGCCGTGTCCAGCGTAATGGCTACACGACCTCCGCGGGCGAGAAGCGTGAACAACTCCAAATCATCGCCGACACCATCATTTCCGCCCGCTCGGTTCGTCCGGGTGGCGGAAAACGCCGGAATGAAAGCAAGCCGCCGCAGCCGGAAACTCGGCCGTCGCTTAACGACGATCTCCCGTTCTGAGGTTGCTGAGGATGGCAGCTAAAGGAAAGCCTCGCATTGGCGGCAACCAGTGCGAGGCGGATAATCAAAACTCTCAAGTCGACAACGCTAAAATAGATCAGAAGCCGCGCAAAAGCAAGGTTTCTCATCCATTTGCCGCTGTTTACGCCGACAACGACCCTCGCGCTAAGAACCTAGCGCGGGCGATTCCGCCTGATGCACAACTCGAAATGCTCGGTTCGAGTGTTGCTGGCTATTGGAAAGACCCCCGCGGCAAGTTGCGGCTCCCAAAGTCATGGACCACTGTAATGACTCTGCAGCGCCTCAACGAGCTGCAGCGTGTCGTCCGCTACCGACGTGCATATGGTTTGGATGCCGGTCCCCCGATTGGTTGGTGCGTCGTGCTTGCCGATCTTGCCGCCGCCTTGAAGCAAGAAGTCAACGTTACGAGCGTTGACGATCTGTGCCGCCGGATTGGCTTGCCGACTATCGATCCGGCTGTCGTTGCTGGAGTTGCACATCACGCCGAGCCGGCACGACGAGTATGGACGCAGTACCGTCTTTTGAGCGCAGAGGCCGCCGGAAACCTGATCGAACTGACGAGTATCGAGCGCGAGGAATGCGAGATCAAGCGTATCGATGCTGCGGATGAACCAGCGCATGAGCGGAAACGGCGCTTAGCAAAGGAACGCCAGCGCAAAAAAAGAGAACGAAACCGAAACGATGTCACGCGCACTATTATATAAAGATATAGTGCGCGTGACAGCCGGATGCTCTTTCGGAGCGCCTTACGGCCGTTCGCCGGAACGGCTCACCCGGCTCCACGACCGTCACGGCAGGAACCGCATTCTTTTCTTCATCGCTTAGCGATTCAACACCGGGCACGTTTCAAACGTGTCGCCAGCCTCGTGAGGTTTGCATGCTAGACATGGAGCGCTTCGCCAAAGTTTGGGCGCTTGCAAATAGGGGAGCAACCGAAGGCGAGCGTGCGGCGGGTCGGTCTCGCGCCGAAGCGATGGCATCGTCCGCCGGCCTATCGTTGGCAGATGCGGTTGCAAGACTCTTCGACAGTGCACCCATGAGACCGGACAATCCCTTTTATGCATTCTTCCACAGCCCTGAGAAGCGGGCAGAGATGGCCGAACGTGCGAGAAGGGATGCAATCAAGCGAGACCGCGTTCTTCGCGAATACGGCTCGGTCAGAGCGTTGTTCGATCGGACACCGTGGGAGATCGCGTTGCGAAAAGCGGTGGAGTCGTTCTCCATCATCATGCCGTACGCATGTATTTCCGGCGTGGAGCGCACTTACGTCGCGGTGATGGACGGCGAGATTTCCGGTGATTGTATCGAAGGAACCGACCGTGCCAAAGAAGCTATCGCCGCAGCGTACCCTATGCCGATATCCATCGGAGCGGCAATGGAAGAGGTAAAGCAGTGGAACAAACTGCGATGGGACCGCGGACTCTTCCATCACTATGGCTACAACCCCGATGCAGAGGTTCTCGTTCGCAACGCGATGATCGAAAAATTCCTTGAAGTCGTGCCAGTTTGCAACTGGCAGGACATGGAGGACCGTTTCGCCTGGAAAAGGTACGAATGGGAAAGCCAGTGGCTTGAGCCACAGGAGCGCGATGATCCGTTCATGGATCGCCTCCAAGAGGACTTTCGAATTCTCCGCGCGAAATTCGAGGCGGCAACGGAACAGCGCGTCTCACCACACAGCGGTGTTCGCTCTATGAAGAGCAAGCGCAAATCCCCCGATCCGGCCCAGGCGGATTTGTTTTCCGATGAAGCTATGGAGGCACGATGACCTTCGCCTTGCATGCCAAGCCTTGACTCCAGCGTGCAGTTCGCCAGTCTGTTTGCCTATCTGTTGACGAGACCGCCTATAACCAAGATGCCGAGACAAGAATGACAGAGCCCAAGCTCCCACGGGCAGAGAACCGCTATGACATGCGCGAGCACGGAACGGGCATGTGGGCGGTCTACGACATTTTCACGGGATTGACGGCTGAGGTGAACGGCATTCCTCAGGATGGCTTCGACGAAGTGGTAGCCAGGTTCATGGTCCGCGAATTGAACGACGCGTACATCGAAAGGCGAAAGGGCACCACGCATTGAGCGATTTCCACTACCCCGAACGCTGCCCGGTAGCATCCGACCTACGTGAGGCCTTGGCCGACTGGGAGTACATGAGCCTCGACCAGATCAAGGAGCTTGTCGTCTATGCCGCTGAAACGCTGGAGCGCCAGCACGAGTATATGAAGTTCATCCACGCGGCGATGAAGGGCAGCGAGACTGCCGGGAACGCCTAGAGCCAGACGCAAGGGGAGGACGCATTGAGCGGCCCGAGCGCAGCGTGGGTTGGAAAACTTGAGCCACTATCGCGGTAGACTTGGCGATAGATGCAATTTTAGCTATATTGATAGAGATCTTAAACGAAAAGCCGCCCCCGGCCAAGGAAAGCGGCTTTCGCGAATGATCAGCAACATGGCTAGAACACTCTTCACACCCCTAAAATAGTGTTTTTGGGGAAGTTTTCTAGCCTTGTTGGGCACCACCTCAACCCATTGGAAAGGCTAGAAAAAATGACTATGGATGTCGGATTAGTCACCACCCCCTCACAGCTCGCATTCGACCTAGAGATTGCAGTAGAAGCTGAAATCGATGGCGTAGGCATGGGCGTCCTGGGCGACGGGACACCCTTTTTGACTTTGCGCGGTCTCGCGCGAATGTGCGGTATCGACCATACAACTCTCGTGAAGCTTACAAATGATTGGGGGCAGGCCCCTCCGAGAGGGCGCGAACAGAAAATCCGCGATCTCATAAAGGCTCAAGGCTTCGACGACACCGTGTTTTTCCACGCGGTAAGAAAGAATGGTACAATCCACCACGCCATTCCTGCGCACGTCTGCATGGCCGCGCTTGAGTACTATGCCTTCGAAGCTCCAGCGACCAACGCCCACGCGGTTCACAGCTATCGTACCCTTGCGAAGAAGGGCTTTACGGATTTTGTCTATGCCCAGGTTGGATACAATCCAGACGGCAAGGTAAGTCTGGCATGGCAGCAGTTTCACGATCGCGTAAGCCTGGTCGCGAATGCTGTCCCGACCGGATACTTCAGCATCTACCAAGAGATCGCCGGCATGATTGTTCCGATGATCAACGCCGGGATCGATGTCGGCCCGCACATTGTACCAGATATCAGCGTGGGGCAGCGCTGGGCAAAGCATTGGAAGGGTGAAAGCCTAGAGGTCGTGTACGGAGAGCGTAAGCAGTATTTGCACGAATATCCCGTCTACTTCCCTCAGGCGCTCTCTAACCCGCAGACGCCGTATTGCTACCCGGACGAAGCACTGGGCGAATTCCGCAAATGGTTCCGTAAGACCTACCTGGGGGATCACCTGCAGGATTATCTTCAGAGCCAAGCAAAGCTCGGGAAAATCAAACCGGCAATCGCAACGAAAGCGATCGAGGCATTTAAGCCGAAGGCTATCGCGAAGTAGGCTTCGCCCGGACAAGAATCGTCGAGCCCGCCCTCACCGGCGGGCTTTTTCGTTATTGCCTGATCCTCTCTTGACTTTCGAAGGACCTAATTCAACATGAGGTTTTAAACGAGGAGGAAGACATGCGAAAAATTCTACTTCTAGCATTGGTGTTTTTCGGCACCGCATCGACCGTAACTATGGCGGCGGGCAAGGATATGAAAGAAGCCGAGTTGAAGAGCCTCCTTGAGGGCGGGAAGACGCTTCAGCTTGGCGGAAAAGGTATGGGGTACACAGGCTCGCTCGACATCGCCGCAGACGGCACTGCAAGCGGTGCGGCTCAGCCAGACAGTGGCGAGAAGATCGTACTGAAGGGGAAATGGCGAATTAAGGGAAATGCGTTCTGCCGGACTTGGGAGGGCATGGACGGGGGCAAAGAAGTCTGCGAGCGCTGGCGTCTCGTTGAACCCAACAAGGTCGAAGTTTACGTCGGAAAAGAAATGACCGGCGTTAATTCCTGGTGATGAGCCGCGGCTGAACAGGCGATCGCAGGTGATTAGCCCGCTCTTCTGGCGGGCCCTTTCGTGCCAGCACCTACAACTTTCCGCAACGCATCAACCCGCATGAAGGCATCGGTTATGTGGCCGCATGAGTTCCGGATGCTTGAAAAGCAAAGGCCCACGAGTTTACCAAACCGAACCCGCAATAATCGGGTCGACGGCGTTTGTAGAAGAGTTCGGCAGCGAAAGCGCTAGCGTAACGACTGCCAATAGGGGGACAACAAACAGAATCAGAGCACAGGTCAGTTGGGTACGCATAAAACACCTCACGTTTTGTATCTGGGTGATACATCACGCTAGATGATCTGTTTCTGAACGGGATGTTCATCGGGATTTCAGACACATTAACAAGATTCATCTGCAGTCCGAGAAGCCCCCTGAAACCAAATCTGCTAATTTCAGCCGAAAAAGCGTGCAGAGATTTTCGCGGAATCGGACATCGAAGAGTGAGTCAACAGCAATTAATTGACGCTTACAATTTCTTGCGAATATCCGCGCCAGCATTGAAGAATGGTAGAATAGAGAAAGAGTCAACGCAAATTAATTCAATCCGACATGTTGACGGTTTCGAAAAAATCGACTCAAGATATAGGGGAATCTAGAGGTTCGGTTAGAGACCGAATCACATCTCTTCTCACAGATACATAGCGAGAGAGGGCCGGTCGATGGGGTCGGGGTTGCTACCCGATTGCTATGAAGCCGGCCCATATGCTGACCACACTTTCACACCGCCCGACTTTCACACCGCCCGCGCGACAATGCCGCACAGCACGCCGAAGGCATAAAGGCCTCCCACGGTCAGCGCTGCTCCGAGCATCGCAAGAAGAATGCGGCGGCTTGCTCGTTCCTCGTTTTCGCGGCTCGGCGGCGGATCATCGAAGTTGTCAGAACCACCGTGCGGATAGATCCTGTCCATCTCGGCACCTCATTCAGTTCGGTTGATCGCATTTGGCGTAGGTTGAACCTCGGGTTCGCCCGGTGTCCAGAACACGATGTAGAAGCCGGCGATGAGGATCGCAATGACAAAGATTGTCACAAGGAAGCGGCTTATGCCGGCTTTGGCTTTTCGTTCCGTGTCTCTCATGCATGGAAAACTTGGCTCCGCTCGATTAGGTTCCGAGCGTTCCAACGGAAGGCGGCCTGATCGTAACGGACTGGTTCCACACCCGAATTTACACCACCTTGACGGACGCTATCCAGTGCTGACACTCTGGCGTTCAGTAACAATTCGTCGATCCGCGTATTGACCTTAGTGACAAGGGCTGCAAGAGCGTCTTGAGTCGACGGGCATTTCCCGTATACCTCACGCTGGGGATGTTCCCGCACTTGAGAGGTAGGATGGTCGAACAACTAAAGGGTCGGAAACCTTCGAAAGCTGTTGCTGATGATTTCACGGGGCGGTTCCGGGAGATCATTTCAGATCCTTTAAATTTGTTGATTGACCGTCAGCCAGAGTCCGGAGTTGTCGACTCAGATGGGTTTGTCCTCCTTCACAATGGTAACCGCGTCTCAATTGAGGGAGAGTTTTCCTACTACGGGGACTTCAGCCGCATACTGGAACTGAATCGTGGTGTACATGAACCGCTAGAGGAATACGTTTTTCAGCAGGTTTTGGAGCGCCTGGGGGAACGCCCTCGCATGTTGGAACTTGGTGCCTATTGGGCCCATTATTCAATGTGGCTAAAGCGAAAGCAGCCAATGGCAGACGTTACCCTCGTGGAGCCGGAAGCATTCAACCTCGCTGTAGGGCAACACAATTTCGAGATAAATGGCTATCGAGGCGAGTTTCTTCAGAAGAAAGTGGGGCGAGGCCACTTCTCGGTAGATGAATTTCTTGATGAGCGTCAAATGGAGAGGCTGGATATCCTCCACTCGGACATTCAGGGCTTCGAGTTGGAGATGTTGGAGGGCTGCAGCAAAAGCTTGGCCCGGCGCGCTATAGATTATCTATTCATCTCGACACATTCACAAAAGCTCCATACGTCTGTCACACAACTCGTTGAGGCGGCTGGCTACCGACTTGAGATTTCGAGCGACTACGATTCTGAAACAACGTCCTATGATGGACTCATATTCGCCTCAAGCATGGATATCCCTTCTGTCTTTGCTAATTTCCGGCCTTTAGGCCGAGTAGAAATTGCAAACGCTTCACCAAGGGAACTTTTGTGCTGGCTGAAGGAGAATGCGCTGCAGGCCTGAGGTGCAAATCCTCCACGGCGCTCCAGTTTGGAATGGAGGAGGGGCTACCCTCAAACCAACGGGGATAGGGTGAAGGGTCGCGATATGCGACTATACCCCGGCAAAATCTGCGATGAAACCAAGCTGCTCATGGCAAGACCATGAGGCAAGGTGGAGCGCTGAGGAAACAAACACTCCAGCCGACAGGCCCATTCCAAAGCCCATCGGGAAGGCGGATAGTCATTCGTGAAGTCCGGGGTTCGTGCCCAGCCGTTCCTTCCTGACCCGAGAGGGTGACATCTATCCCTTCCGCACTACGGTGCGGCTCGGCAGAATTCGCCGAAAGGCAAACGAGATCGGATGTGCCGCCTCCGGGCGGGTGCCGCTAAATCAGGATATCCCAGTAGAGAGGCCCTGACATCCGGTTAGGAAACGAGAGAGAGCATGGCGCGCCTCGATGAGAATTTGGACAGGGCTTTAGAGCTTGGTGCAAAGCTCTTCTTCTTGCGCACAGGCCGTCAAGCGGCATCTCTAAAAGAGATATGCGCTGAGCTGGTAAGAGTTGCGCTGGAGGAGCCGGTAAACTGATGACGAAGCCGCGCAATAAGGTTCAGCCAGGCTATCCCAAGAAGTTCGTTTTCGAATCCCGTGAAGCTGTCGACGCATACCTATCTGGCGACGTTATCGACTGCCTGATCTGTGGCAACCATTTCAGGTCGCTTGAACCGCATCTTAGCCGCTCTCATGACATTTCGGCCGATGAGTACCGAGAAAAGTATGGCCTTCCGTACCGGCGGGGTCTTTGCTGCGATGGTTTTTCCAAAGCCAGATCTGAGCGCGCGAAGAGGACCTTTGAGGAAAATGTGGATCGCCAAATGTCGGCTCTGGCGAAAGCCAAGGCAGTTCAGCAGAAACTCGGAAATCCGCAAAGATGTAAACCGGTGTTCTGGAAAAAAGAAAGAACTCGATTTGGTCCGGAGCACTATGAGGAGTTCATCAAACGCGTCGTCTCAGGGCGTTCGGTTTCCGATGTGTCAAATGATCCAGATGTCCCGCATTCCACCCACGTGTACTTGTACATGAAAAAGAACAAGGGATTCGCCGAAAGGTACAGAGCGATCATTCCACTGTTCGCTCCGACTGGCAGACGCCGGCAGAAAACAAAGGACGCGGCATAGCCGTAATCGAAGTCCGCTGCGGGTAGCAGGACAATGGCCCCGCCCAACAAGGTAGATGGCTGGCGTCGCGGATAGGCCAGCAGCGGCAGAACAATCATCCACCTGTCGCTTGTCGGCAGGATCAGGCCTGACCGATCCGAATACGGAGGCTAGTCCTCCCGTGCCGAGTGGCTAGGGTCGGTCGGGACCTGCTTTATTCATGGGTAAATCTCGAAGGCATTATGCTGCCGCTGCTGTCTTGAAACCGTCCGGCTTCCTAAAACCACTGCCACGCCATCCAAAAGCAAGCGTAGGCAAGAACGCCGATAACAAGCAGCCATGATATCTGCCGAACCATCCCGCATCACCCCTCTCGTTCTGGCGGGGCAGAATGCAGCGGCTGGTTGCAGTAGTCGATAGTCAGAAATCACCACAACGGCTGATGCTTCTCTCTGTATCCTCGGTGGAGGGTAGAGATGGCGGCTTCACCTGACGCGTTTCAAATCTCTGAGCTTGTTGGTTGCAGCGTCCTGAGCCGCCTCTCGGGTACGATATCCCGCTTGCATCCAAACCACCGTGCGGCCCATCACGACTTCGGCGTCAAACGTTCCGTCTCGCTTGAAGTTGATGCGCGTCCCCTCAATCATTTCATCCATTTGTCGGCCCCCAAGGTTAGCCCATGTCAGTCCTGAAAACCGCCCGGCATGAGAGCACGGCCAATGGCTAAGCTCAAGACGCTGCGGCCTCAAGTCTCGACGATCAAGCCTCTGATCGGCAGAGAGTCCGGCGAGAAGGCGAGGGACAAGCATAGGGAAGCAACCCAGCCTTGGCGCAAGTGGTATCACTCAGCAGAGTGGCAGGCCCTGCGCCTCAAGGCCTTCAGGCGCGACAAATACCGCTGCCAAAGGACAGGTGAGCTTTGCATCGGGAGAGGCCAGCAGCCAAATGCCCCAGTGGCCAACCACAAGGTCCCTCATAAGGGCGACCGCAATCTGTTCTTCAGCCTCGATAACATCGAGACCGTCACCAAGGCGGTGCACGACAGCCTAATCCAGAAGGAAGAGAAGAGCGGCTATCTCGTCGGCGCAGGCCTCGACGGCCGCCCCTCCGACCCGATGCACCCGTGGAACCGTAGGTCACAGTAAGAAATAGTGTGTCACTTGTTATTTCGCCGTTTCATGGGGAGGGGGGGTGTCAAAAAAATCGAGTTCGATTTCGGCCACACCCGCGTGCCCCTCATCATCATATTATTTTTTTGGAGTCCTGATTTTCAGCCATGGCCGGTAACAAAAACAGCGGTCGCCCTGAGTTCGCGCCAACGGACGAGGACCGCGAGAAGGTGCGCGTCCTCAAGGCGGGCGGCATGTCGAACGAGGCGATTGCCGAGGTTATCGGGATTTCTGAGCCGACTTTGCGGAAGCATTTTTCTTCCGAGCTTGATCGGGCCACGGCGAAGGTGAGGGCAGAGCTTCTGATGGCGCGGTATCGATCGGCGATGGGCGGGAATGTTTCTGCCCAGAACAAGATGATCGAACAGGTTTCGGCCAACGCCGCGCAGGAGAAACGGGCGCCAAAGGAAGCAAAGCCTCCTAAGCTCGGGAAGAAGGAAGAGCAGAAGATCGCGGCGCAGAACATCGGCGGGAAGTTCGCCCCGCCATCCCCGCCTAAACTGGTGGTGGACAACCGCTAAATGTCTGCTGTCCCGGCCTGGACTACAGCGTGCCCTGATTGGGAAGCCCGGATAACCTCACGCCGTTCACTCATACCATTCGCCCCGCTGTTCGAGGACGAGGCTGAAGCGGCTCTTGCGGTCTTCAAGTCGTTGCAGGTTGTTGACCTCGCGCAGGTTGAAGACGCAGAGACAGGGGAGACGAGGCACCCGACATTCGGCGAGGTGGCTGAGCCGTTCGTCTTCGACTTCGTGCGGGCCGTGTTCGGCGCCTACGATGCCCAGAACGCGATAAGGCTGATTGAGGAGTTCTTCCTCCTCATAAGCAAGAAGAACGGCAAGAGCACTATCGTCGCCGGCATCATGCTCACAGCGTTGATCAGGAACTGGCGGCACTCGGCAGAACTGCTGATCCTAGCCCCGACCCGAGAGGTTGCTGACAACTCGTTCAAGCCCGCGGCTGACATGGTCCGCGCTGATCGGGAACTGAAGGATCTCCTGCATGTGCAGGATAACCTGAAGATGATCACGCATCGGCTCACCAATTCGGTCCTTAAGGTGGTATCGGCTGATTCTACGACATCGGCCGGCAAGAAGGCGGCGTTCGTCTTGGTCGAAGAGCTTTGGCTGTTCGGCAAGAAGGCCAACGCCAGCGCAATGCTGCAGGAGGCAACGGGCGGCCTGATATCGAGGCCTGAGGGCTTTGTGATCTACATCACCACCCAGTCGGACACACCTCCGGCCGGCGTGTTCAAGGAGAAGCTCGACTATGCCCGTCGCGTCAGGGACGGCGAGATAGATGACCCTCGCTTTCTGCCGGTGCTCTATGAATTCCCGGCGGAGATGATCAAGAACAAAACCTATCAGCGGCCCGAGAATTTCTATGTGACCAACCCGAACATCGGGAAGTCCGTTCGCAAGGAGTGGCTGGAAAGGAAGCTGGCCGCGGTAATCAGCGGCACAGACGAGGAAGGGGACACACTCCAGACCTTCCTTGCCAAACATCTCAATGTTGAGATCGGCATGAATCTGCGGGCGAACCGGTGGCCCGGTGCCGACTTCTGGACCGCTCGTGCGGACAGCGCGGTGACGCTGGACTACCTGTTCGAGCACTGCGACGTGATTGTTCCGGGTCTTGACGGTGGCGGACTGGATGACTTGTTCGGCCTCTGCCTGCTGGGGCGCCACAAGGTGACGAGGGACTGGCTTTGCTGGACCCATGCGTGGTGCCACAAAGGCGTGCTGACCCGACGTAAAGGGATTGCCGATCGCCTTCGCGGTTTCGCAGAGTCCAATGAACTGACGATCGTTGATGACGAACTCGAAGACATCAGTTCCATCGTTGAAATAATCGCGGATATCAAGGCCCGCGGGCTGCTTGGGCCTGTGGCTGTCGACCCCGCCGGGCTTGGTGAGATGATCGAGGCCCTAGCAGAAGTCGGCGTAACCCAAGAGGAGGGGCTGCTTGTGGGCGCCCCGCAGGGATACGCAATGATGAATGCGATCAAGACGGCCGAGCGTAAGCTGACGAACGGCACACTCCGGCATTCCGGCTCCAAGCTCATGTCCTGGTGTGTCAGCAATCTGAAGATTGAGCCCACGGCTACGGCCATTCGGGCAACAAAGCAGAATGCCGGCGATGCGAAGATCGACCCGGTGATGTCGCTCTTCGATGCGGTGACGGTGATGATCCGCAATCCGGAAGCCAAGCGCGAGAAGAAGTACCAGATGATCGCTATCGGTTAGCGATCTCCCCGAAAACTGAACCGATTGGAGGTCCGTCATGACCGTGACGAGCCGCGCATACTCCTTGCTTGAAATCAAGGAGATGGACGACGACGAGCGCGTGATCACCGGGATTGCGAGCACTCCGACTCCCGACCGCATGGCGGATATCGTCGTGCCGGAAGGCGCCCAGTTCAACCTTCCGATCCCGCTTCTGTGGCAGCACCGCTCGGACCAGCCCATTGGCCAGGTAACCGATGCGAAGATCACCAAGAAGGGTATCGAAATCGTCGCAAAGATCGCCAAGGGCGTGTCTGAAGACATCGACAAGGCGTGGGCACTCATAAAATCCGGCCTTGTCCGCGGCCTTTCGATCGGCTTCCGTGGCTTGGACCTTGAGCAGATCCCCAATTCCTGGGGGGTGAAATTCGAGAAATGGGAATGGCTGGAGCTTTCGGCCGTAACCATCCCGGCAAATGCCGAAGCCTCGATCACCTCCGTCAAGCAATTCGACATTGGCGCTCCCGCCTCGTCTGGCACCTCAGACGCCGATGCGAACGAAGGCCGCAAGGCCGCTCCCGGCGCTTCGGGAACCCCAAAACCCATCGTGAAATCCCTGAAGCCAAAGGAGAAACCCATGGCTAAGACCATCGCGGAACAGATTTCCGCATTCGAGGCAACGCGCGTCGCGAAGGCGGCAGAGCTCGAAACCATCATGACCGGAACGGATGGTGAAACGCTTGACGCTGAAAGCGCCGAAGCAGCCGACACGCTGACGGACGAAATCAAGTCGATCGACGACCACCTGAAGCGCCTGCGCCTGGTCGAAAGCCTGAAAGCCTCGACGGCAAAGCCCGTGACCGGCGTCGTCGACAGCAAGTCCGGCTCCGATGCACGGGATACGCGCGTTCCGGCACAGGTGAAGACCAGCGAAAAACTGGAAGCGGGCATTCAGTTCGCCCGCTTCGCTCGCTGCATGATCCTCGGCAAGAAGACGAACTCCAATCCGCTGGATGTGGCCAAGCAGCTCTACGGCGATCGTGACCCGCATATCGCGCAGATGATCGTCAAGGCGAACATCTCCGCCGTCAACACGACGACGGATGCAGCGCTGTTCGGCAACGAAGCCGGCGTGGCGGACTACGTCGAATATCTGCGCAACCAGACGATCCTCGGCAAGTTCGGCCAAGGCGGCATTCCGGCACTTCGCCGCGTTCCCTTCTACTATCCTGTGGTGACGCAGGCGACGGGCGGCACGGCATACTGGGTGGCGGAAGGATCGGCCAAGCCGATGACGAAGCCGACCTGGACCCGCACCGAGCTGACGCCGCTGACGATTGCCGGTCTTGCTGCGGCGACCCTGCAGGCGCTGAAGTTCTCCTCGCCGGATGCTGACCGCGCCCTGCGTGACGATCTGACGGCGGCCGTTGTCGAGGCCATTGATACCGCTTTCATCGACCCGGCAAATTCCGGCTCCGCCGGCGCGAAGCCTGCATCGATCTCGAACGGCATCACCGGAACGGCCACGTCCGTCGGCGGCGACGCTGCGGCGATCCGTCAGGACGCCAAGACGGCCATGGGTGTGTTCGTCGCGGCCAAGAACCCGCTGACGAGCGGCGTCTGGATCATGTCCGGCACGAACGCCCTCGGCGCGTCCACCCTCGTCAATCCGCTCGGTCAGGATGAATTTCCCGACCTCAATGTCAACGGCGGCGTCTTTATGGGGCTTCCCGTCATCGTCTCCCAGGGGGCCGGCGATACGGTGACGCTGGTCAATGCCAGTGACATCTGGCTTGCCGATGAGGGCGGCGTTAACGTCGACATGTCGACGGATGCCTCGCTCCAGATGGTCGACAACCCGACCGGCACCTCGACGGGTGCCGACCCGGTGGAAGCCACGCTCGTCTCGATGTTCCAGACGAATTCCGTGGCGATCCGCGTCGAGAAGTTCATCAACTGGGCGCGTCGCCGCCCGACCGGCGTTGCCACGATCACTGGCGCTGAGTGGGGCGACGAAGGCTCCTAAGCCTTAAGTTCCATGTCGATCCGGACGGTCGCGGGCAACCGCGACCGGCTCCTCAATGGAAAGGGTAGACCGATGAAGCAGAAGATGATTGCCAGATCGCGCATGATGTATGGCACCCGCCGCCTGGTCGCCGGCGACGAGTTCGAAGCCACCCGCGCCCATGCCCGCGTTCTCAGCGCTATCGGGAAGGCCCGCGCCGCAAAGGCGGCGCCAAAGCCGCCCGCAGTTCCCGAGCATGACGAGATGACGCTGCTGCGGGCTGAATATGAGCGCGTGGTGGGTAAGCGTCCGTTCATGGGGTGGGATGAGGCTAAGATGCGCGAGAAGATCGCAGAGGCAAAGGCGTCCTGATGCTCTTTCTCTTGATCACGCTCCAACTGGCATTCGCAGGGATGTTGATCGCAGGCATCTACATGCTTGCAGGCTTGCCGTGGGCGTTGATCGCTGGATCGCTGCTTTGCCTTGTAGCCTACATCAATCTTTACCTCCGGGTGACAAGCCGTGAACCGTAAATCCCTGTCCTCCGCGATGTCCGGGGCGCTACTCCCCCCTGTGCGAAAGGCGGCAGCCCTGTCATCTGTCAGCCGAGGGCGTGGGTGGTTTCCAATATTCGAGAGTTTTTCCGGCGCGTGGCAGCGCAACGTCGTGCTCGACCGAGACACGGTGCTTTCCTATCATGCCGTTTTTTCGTGCATCACGCTCATCGCCTCCGATATCGCCAAGCTGCGCGTGAAGCTGGTGGAACGGGACGCCGCGGGCATATGGTCCGAAGTGGAAAGTTCGTCGTTCTCGCCGGTCCTGCGCAAGCCGAACGATTGGCAGACTCGCATCCAGTTCTGGGAACACTATTTCCTGTCGAAACTGATCTCGGGAAACGCTTACGTCCTGAAACAGCGCGACAACCGTGGGGTCGTGATCAAGAAGTATGTATTGGACCCGCGCCGCGTTACGCCCATGGTGGCTGATGATGGTGGTGTGTTCTACCAGTTGCAGTGCGACAATCTCGTTGGCGTCGAGAGCGACATTCTCGTTCCTGCTCGCGAGATCATCCACGATCGATTCAACTGCCTGTTTCACCCACTCGTTGGCGTTTCTCCGATTTTCGCGAGCGCTGTTGCGGCCACTCAGGGCATCCGGATCCAGAACAATTCGGCCCGGTTCTTCGGCAACCAGTCGCAGCCCGGCGGCGTCCTCACGGCCCCAGGCGAAATCAGCGACGAAACGGCTGCGCGTCTCAAGGCGTACTGGGAAGAAAACTTCACCGGCGAGAAGGCCGGTAAGATCGCGGTGCTCGGCGACAACCTGACATATCAGGCACTGACGATTTCGGCTCATGACAGCCAGCTCATAGAGCAGTTGAAGTGGACCGCCGAGGTGGTCTGCTCAACCTTCCACGTTCCGCCTTACAAGATCGGCGTGGGCGACATGCCGACGTACAACAACATCCAGTCGCTGAACGTCGAGTACTACAGCCAGTGCCTCCAGGCTCACATCGAGGCGGCCGAGCTTTGCCTTGATGAAGGGCTTGGGATCGGCGCCGGGGTGAAGACCACTGACGGGCATATGTACGGCACGGAATTCGACGTGGACGGGCTCCTGCGCATGGACAGCGTGACCCAATTCGACGTCCTGGAGAAGGCGAAGAGTGTCCTCACGCTGGACGAGCGCCGCCGTCGCGTCGATGCGAAAGCAATGAAGACGGGTGGGGATACCGTCTATCTCCAGCAGCAGGACCACAGCATCGAGGCCATCGCTGCGCGTGACAAGCTGCTGATCGAGCAGGCGAACAACCCGTCGCCCGCAGTGCTCCCCGCCGTGCCGGCGAACGACAATTCCGATGAACTTGAAGCCGCCAAGGCGCTGAATGAAATCCGAAAAGGGCTTTGGTAATGGCAGGTTTCGATGGGAAGGCGTTCGGAGCGGAGATCGTGTCCGTCGTCAAGGACTATCTCGCGCGCGAGATCAGTGCGGTTGCGAAGCGCCTTGACGCGATTGAAGGCCGCCTTACAACTTTTCCCGTGCCCAGGGACGGCAAGGATGCTGATGAAGACGCCGTCGTAGCGCGCGTGTCGGAGAAGATGGCCTCAGAACTGAAAGGCCTTCGCGCCGTTGTTGAAGGCATCAAGATACCGGAAATCCCAGAGCTCCCGGAACTGCCTGATATAGGCAAGATGATCGAAGAGGCTGTTTCGGAAGCCGCAAAGTCTATACCGGCTCCGAAAGACGGGCGTGATGGTCTGGATGTCAAGGACTTGTTCCGCGCCGACGGCGGGAAATTGATTGCCGTCATGAGCGACGGCACGACCAGAGACCTTGGCGTGTTCGTCGGCAAGGATGCCGACATGGTCGCAATCGAGAAGAGCATTGCCGAGAAGGTGGATGCTATCCCGCGTCCAAAAGACGGTAAGGACGGCTTCTCGCTCAAGCACTTCGACGCCGATCTGATGGAGGACGGCCGGACCGTTGTCCTGAAGTTCCAGGACGGCTCGGACACGGGCTACAGCGTCGAAATCGGCATCCCGGCCATGATCTATCGCGGCGTCTTCAAGGACGGCCAGTCCTATGAGCGGGGCGACACGGTGACGTGGGGCGGCAGCCTTTGGCATTGCGACGTGCCGGCGACCACCTCAAAGCCTGACGGCGCGGAAAAGCACTGGACCCTTGCCGCCAAGAAGGGCCGCGATGGACGCGACGGTGTGGTGAAATCGCGAGAGCCCACGAAGGTGAAAATCTGATGGTCGCGCTCGTCACTATCCAACAGGTCAAGGAAGTGCTGCGCATTGACGAGAATGACGACGATGCGATGCTGCAACTGATGATCGGCGCGGCGTCGCGTCGCGTCATCCAGCACCTTAAAGGGCAGGCGGACGTCGTTCTCGATCTCGACAGTAGCGGCGAACCGGTCAGCGGCGGTGTGCCCGATGACGTCGCCCTGGCGACAATCATGCTGGTCGGCTACTTCTTCAGGAACCAGGATCAGGATCCGGAGGGCGATTTTCAGTTGGGAAAGTTGCCGCTTCCGGTGAAGTCGATCCTCTACATGCTGCGGGACCCAGCTTTTGCATGAGCGCTCATCCGTTTGGGGCGGCCGCTCCCGACTGGTGGCCGTGGTGGCGTGATGAGACCTGCGTTGTCGTTGCGTCTGGCCCGTCTGCGGCGGGTGTTCCAATTGAGCTTGCGAAAGGCAAAGCCCGGTTCATCGCGGTGAACGACAGCTGGAAACTTTCCCCTTGGGCCGACTGGCTTCATGCCTGCGATTTCAACTGGTGGAAGCAGAACGACGGGTGCCCGGAGTTCACCGGCATCAAGACCTGCGTCGATCGCCGCATTGCCAGCCGGGAGGAGTGGGGCGCTCGTCACGTTCAATGCCGGAAGCACGACGACCGCGCCATCCTCGACAGGTTCTGCGAGGTGGGTTGGGGTGGCAACAGCGGGTTTCATGCTATGCAGCTCGCCGCGCAGTGCGGTTGCAGCAAGGTCATCCTCGTCGGCTTCGACATGTCGATCAGGCACGGCCTGCACTGGCATGGGGCGCATCCGGCTGGGATGAACAACCCGACAGGCGGAAATGTCGAGCGCTGGCGGCGAGCGGTTGATGCGGCGGCAAGCCAGTTCAAGGCGGTCAGCGTCACGGTCGTCAATTGCGCGGCTGGCTCGGCGCTGAAGAACTATCCGAAGATGACGTTTGCGGAGGCGCTGGTCCTTTGAAGGTCGCTCTCGTTCTGCGTTCCGGCGGGGAATATCTGCCGGAGCACGTCTCTCGGCTTGCCATGCAAATCGGAGCGCATCTACCGAGGGCGGAAATCGTCTGCCTTTCTGATGTACCGGTGACTGTGCCGCGCATCCCCCTGATGACGGACTGGGTTGGGTGGTGGGCCAAAATGGAGCTGTTCGCTCCCTGGGTGACGGATGATCTTCTTTATCTCGATCTGGACAGCGCCATCGTCGGCGATTTGTCCGAACTAGCCGGGCTGGACCGGCTCGCCATCTTGCGAGACGTCTATCGCAAGGACGGCCTGCAGTCGTCGATCATGTTCCTGCCTCAAGCGGATCGCGCCCAGGTCTGGAGGGAATGGGCGAAAAACCCGGAAGTCTGGATGCAGATGTACCGGAAGGGTGGCGATCAGGCATTCCTTGAGCGGCTATGGCTCGGCAAGGTGGCGGTCATCCAGGACGAGCTTCCGGGACAGGTGGTCTCCTACAAGGTCGGCGTCCGGGCGGCGGTTCGCAAAGACAGAGAATTCGGAAACGGCACGGTTCCTGACGGGGCGCGAGTGATCGCGTTCCACGGCAAGCCGAGACCATGGGATGTGGGTTGGTGATGAAGCCTTTCGAGCAACGCGGCTCTGCCGTTCTCAAGCGGTTGCCGGCGAATGCAGTTGCGGCCGAAATCGGCGTCCTGCGCGGGTTCATGTCCGAATACCTGCTGCGCAATCACCCGACGCTCAAACTGTTCATGGTGGACAGCTGGCAGACCGCAGAGAACCAGCCGGAGCATTACAGGGCTACGGGCGACGTTCATGCCAACCATATTGACCCGGCGAGGGTCGCATCCCATCGCCGTGAGGCTGAGGGTAAGGCAAAGCAGTTCCCGGCCGCGCGCTCATCATGCCTACGCTATCGATCGATGCGGCTGGGACCATCCAGGATCGGTCGCTCGATCTCGTCTTCATCGATGCCGATCACTCGTATCAGGGCGTCAAAGGCGATCTTGCGGCCTGGGTGCCGAAAGTTCGCCCCGGCGGCTGGATTGGCGGCCACGACTTCGGAAACACCGACCCTGCCTATGACTTTTCCGGCGTCGATCGGGCCGTGCAGGAGTGGGCCTCGGCCTGGGGCGTCGTGATCGAGACTGATTCGAATTTCACCTGGTTTGCGAGGGTTTGATGGAAAGCTGGGGCGGAGCGCAATGGCTCGTCGTGTTTGTCCTCCTGCTTCGGATGTTGCTCGGAGCAGCGAAGGCAAGTCGTATTATCGTCATCCCGCAAAGACCCGTCTCGCCGTGGGGGACCTACTGGACTTCTCGGTTGCTTGACGTCGCTCTTGTAATCGTCCTGATCTGGGGCGGGTTCTTCTGATGGCGGATCGCGGTTCGGGTCAATTCTATGAGCGTGTCGCCTTCGACGAGCGGGCCCAGGTCAGCGACGGCGAAGGCAATTTCGAAGACGATTTCGTCGAGCAGTTCACCTGCCGCGCCGGCTTCACCTATCTGCGCGGAACAGAGGCCGTCATTGCCGGCCGGCTGGAGGGGCGGCAGCCCATCGTCGTTCGGGTCCGTCGAAACAGCAGGACGGAGGAAATCCGAGCGGACTGGCGCATGCGCAACCTGCGCGACGGCGAATGGCTCGGCACATCCGGCCAGGAATATTGGTCGGGGACCGAATATGCCGTCCGATCAGCGATCCCGACCGGGGACCGTCAGTTCATCGACGTGATGGTTGAAAGCGGACGGCCCGCGTAGATGGTCAAAGGTGTTTCGCAACTCCGCAAGAAGCTGACGGTCACGCTCCCGAAGCGCGTCGAGGACGCGACCCGGAAGGCCATGGAAAACGGCGCCGAGGAACTTGTCGCCATGATGAAGCGGCTGGCTCCGGTCGACACCGGCGACCTCCAGATGTCCATCTCATGGACCTGGGGCAAAGCGCCCAAAGGGGCTGTCGTCCTGGCGAAGAGCGAGCCGGACAGCAAAGGCATGCGGATCACGGTTTTCGCGGGCAACAGGGAGGCCTTCTATGCCCGCTGGCAGGAATTCGGGACCAGCGAAATGCCGGCGAACCCGTTCTTCTTTCCGTCGTGGCGCGCGTTGCGCAAGCGCATTCGCTCAAGGATCGTGCGCGACATGAAGAAAGCCGTCCAAGCGGAGTTCCCCGCCCAATGAGCCCGAGCCGCGAACTGTGGAAGGTAATCCGCGACACGATGCTCGCCACTCCGGCGGTAACGTCCTTGGTCGACGGCATTTTCGACAAGGTGCCGAAGTCCGCATGGAAGGGGAAGCAGGCCTACATCAGCCGCGGGCCGACCTACGGCAACGATGATGGTGCCGACTGCATCGATGGCCAGGAGATCACCCTGCAGCTCGATGTCTGGTCCAAGGCGAACAACACCGCGTCGTGCAGCGACATTGTCGAGGCCGTGCGCCGTGCGCTCCACGAGCAGGAACTGGAATTGACCGAGCACGCCCTCGTGCAGGTCCGCGTCGAGCTTTGGCGGATCATCGACGATCCTGACCCGCTCGTCACGCACGGCATTGTTCAGGTCGTCGCATTGATCGAGGTCGAGGAGGTTTCGTGATGGCGAAGATGATCGTCCTGGCGGAAGGCACATACCGCCGGCCGCATTCCAAACTCTCCTTCACCTTCTCGCCGGGCCCCACGCCGCAGGACTGGCCGGAGGATGTCGTCGCCTACGCGGTGCGCCGCGGCAAGGCCGAACGTGTCGAGCCGCAAAAACGCGGCAAGTCCACTGCCCGGAAGGGCAAAGCCGGGGCGTAAGCCTCATCACCTGAAACCGGGCCCAAAGCCCTTCCTGGCTGGAGCGATACCGGCCCGATTTCACATGGAGAAAGCCGATGGCGCGCGCTGTCACTGAGAACTTCCACGAAATGGTCGTCGAGATCGAGACCTTGACGCCCGGCGTCTGGTCGAAGATCTGCGGGCTGACGGGCCGGACGATCAACCGGACGTCGAACATGAGCACATCCGAGGTGCCGGACTGCGACAACGAGGCTCTGCCGGCCGCCGTGGAACGTGCCGTGCAATCCCAGGAGGTCACCGTTTCGGGAACGGGCGTGTGGGCCGCCCAGAGCCACGGGACCATGATGGACTGGTGGTATTCGGGCGCGACGAAAAACATTCGTGTTGGCCACCTGAAGGCCGAACCCGGCGACACGGAATACGAGACTGGCCCGGCCTACCTCGTCAACCTGAACAATGCGGCTGAGCGTGGCCAGAAGGTCACGGCGGAGATCGAGATCCAGTTCGACGGTCTTCCGACCCGTACCGCAGCGGACAGCGGCACGTAATGCGCGCCTCGCACACGGTCGTCTGGGCAGGCGGAGAGCATCTCTTCCGGCTCGGTATTGGCGAGTTGCGCGCTATCGAGCAAGCCACCGATGCCGGCATATCCGTCGTCCTCATGCGTCTGCTGGGCCAGCAATGGAAGATCGATGACGTGCTGTCGCCAATCCGCCTCGGGCTCATCGGCGGGGGCATGGAAGCGGCAGACGCCAAGCGTACCTTGGACAGGGCGCTCGACAGTGCCAGCCCCTATGCGCTTGCGATCACCGCAGCTGCCGTCCTCAGTCGGTTCCTCACGCTCAACGAGGAGGATGAGAAGCCGGGGGAGCAAGAAGCGGGGGACGGCCAGCCCGGCCTCCGCTCAGAAACGGACGGACCCGTTGGTCCGATTTCTACCAGCAAGGTGCTGCCATCGGATTCCCGCCCGGCGTCGTGGACGACATGACGCTCTGGGAATTCGAGCAGTGCATCGACGGATGGAACGATGTGCACGGCGCAAAGGATACGCCGCCGCCCGCGATGAGCGATGATCGTTTGGCCGCGCTTGAGATTGAAGGCTTCTGACAATGGCGACAAACGACGACAGCGCGCGCCTCCTGGTGTCGATCGAAGCGAACCAGCGCGCTTTTGCAAAGCAGATGGCGGCGGTCGCGAAGCAATCCGCAGATGCTGCGAAATACGTTGAGGACAATTTCAAACGAGCAAACGACAACGTTGCAAAGGGCTTTCAGTCTGGCGGAAAGAAGGTTGAGCAGTCGCTGGGCGCGCAGCGTGCCGCCGTCTCCAATCTGTCGTTTCAGCTGAACGACATCGCCATGGGCCTTGCGTCCGGGACATCGCCCTTCACCATCATGGTGCAGCAGGGCAGCCAGGTTGCGCAGGTGTTCAATGGCACTGGCGGCGGCCTGGTGGGCGCGGTGAAGACGCTCGGCGGCGCTCTCGCGACGATGGTGAACCCGGTATCCCTGGCGTCGTTCGCGCTGATCGGCCTGACCGGTGCGGCGGTGCAGTACATCACCACGCTCAGTTCCGGCGTGCCGGATGTGGACAAGTACCTCAAGGAGCACGCCGATGTGGTGCGCTCCTTCGAAGACGCCTGGGGCATAGCCGAAAAGGGCGCCAAGCAGTATTCGGACGCGACGCGCCAGATCGCCCTGCAGAAACTGCGCGACGAGTTCGGCAGTGCCCGCGAGGCTATTGATGCGGTCGGCGGCGCGCTGCGAGATCAGATCCTCGGGATATCGATCGACGAATTCGGCGGGGCAACGAAGAGCGTTTCGGATTTCAGCCGCGCCTTGACGCTGCTCGAACAGGATGTTCCGGACTTCCGCCAGTTCTCGCTCGAAATGGAAAAGATCGAGCGGATGACCGGCATCCCGGAGAACATCCGGAAGCTGGCGCGAGAACTGCGGTTGTCGGCACTTGAGGCTCTGCCGCTCCAGGAACACCTTGAGAAGGTTTCCGAGCACCTCAATGTCGTGCGTCTCAATGGTGAGCAGGCGAGAGCGGCCTTTGCGGCTCTGACGGCCCAGGCTGTCGGCCTCGGTGCGGATGGCGGCCGCGCCGTCGCCTCCGTCGCGGGCAAGATCAACACCGACCTTATCCCGGCGATGACGGCGGCCATCCAGAAGGTTGCCGAATTCGCGAAGAACTATCGCTCGCTGCAAGACCAGGTCAATCAAACGCCGCTGGGACAGCTTTCGCCCATCTTCTCGGGTGGCGGCCAGTTCCTGAACCCCGATCAGTTGCAGACCTTCCGCGCCTCGGAAGAGCGTTACCGCATTGCCGGCGAAAGCGCGGCGGCGCAGATGATCAAGGGTTTCGAGGGCTTCATCACCAAGGCGAAGTGGGACGTGAACCACTATCGCGTAGGCTTCGGCTCGGACACCGTCACGCGCGCCAACGGCGTCATCGAGAAAGTCACCAAGGATACGGTCGTAACGCTCGCCGACGCGCAGCGTGATCTGGAGCGCCGACTGGTGGAATTCCAGGACGGGATCCAGTCGGCCATTGGCGTCGAGACGTGGAAGTCACTGAACGACGCACAGCAGGCCGCGCTGACGTCGATCGCCTACAATTACGGTTCGCTTCCGAAACGCATCGTCGCGGCCATCCAGAGCGGCGGTGGGCCCGAGGTGGTGGCGCAGGCCATTGCCGCGCTCGGCGGCGATAATGGCGGCATCAATCGCGGGCGGCGCAAGGAGGAAGCTCAGGCGTTTCTCAACGGTTCGGGCCTGTCGCTGAAGGATGCAGGCATTGGCGGGAAATCGCCGGCCGACATCTTCAAAGGCGACCTGGAGCAGGTGCAGGCTCGGATCGAGGCGCTGAAGGCCGAGTATGCCGCCCAGGCTGCCCTCAATCCGCTCATCAACGATTACGGCTATGCGGTCGAAAAGGCGAAGATCCAGCAGCAGCTCTTGAACGAAGCCAAGAAGGCGGGGCTAGAGATCACGCCGGAGCTGCGCGCAAGCATCGACGAGCTCGCCGAAGGCTATGCGCGCGCCAGTGCCGCAACCGACCAGCTGCGGGAATCCCAGAAGGCGGCGCAACAAGCCGCCGAGGACATGCGGGAACTGGGGCGGGACGTGCTCGGCGGATTCATCCGTGATCTTCAGGCCGGGAAATCCGCGTCCGAGGCGCTGGCCGGGGCTTTGCAGAAGGTGGCGGACAAGCTGCTCGACATCGGTCTCGACAGCCTCTTCGGCAGCAAGGGTGGCGGTGGCGGTGGCGGCATCTTCGGGAACCTGCTTGGGGGGCTTTTCGGCGGCGGCGGAGACCCATGGGCAGGACTACGCACGCCGGGCTTTGCGAGCGGAACGGCCAACACTGGTGGCGCACGCGGACAGCCGCGCGGCGTCGTCCATGGCCAGGAGGCCGTCATCCCGCTGCCGATGGGCGGCAAGGTGCCGGTGCAGTTGCAGGCGCCGCAGGTCGCGCAACGAGGCGGCAGTGCCTCAGGCCAGCCCGTGGTCATCAAGGTCGACGTGTCCGGCGCGCGGGGCAATGCAGAGATCAAGGACATGGTCTTTGCCGGCGTCAGTCAGGGCATTGATCAGTACGACCGAACCCGTGCCCCAGGCACTGCGGTGAGGGCTTTGCAACAGGCCCAGATGCGCGGCTGACACAAGGAATCCGGAGCAAACGATGAACTTTTCATCCGCTGCGCAAGCGCAGATGGCGGGCCAGATCGTGCGTTGCGATGTGCTTGCCGAATTTCAGTTCCTCTCGGAGACGATCCGTCTGTGGAACGGGTTCGGCCCGCTGCCGACGCTCGATGGGAAGGTTTGGGAGGGCGTGGCCGGAATGGGCGACATTTCGGGGCTTTCCCAGTCCTACAACGGGTCGGCCCCGCCGCTGACCTTGTCCATCTCGGGCGTGGATGCGCGTTTCGCGGCGAAAGCCAAGGCGGAGTCAGAGGAATACTTCAATCGCCCGATCGTGGTGTTCCTGCAGTTCTTTACCGAGGACTGGCAGCCGCTCGACAATCCTTACGGGTTGACGATGGCGCGCATGACGAACCTGACGTCGCAGATGAAGACCGCCCCGGACGGCAAGAGCAAGACGTATACGGTCTCTATCACGGCGGAAACACCGTTTGCTGTGAGGCGGCGACCTCCTTTTGGGTATTTTACCGATCGCGATCAGAAACTCCGCTACCCAGGCGATAACGGGCTGTCGCGTGTCGCTGGCATCGATAATCGAGTGATCCGGTTCCCGGACTGGTGATAAAATTAGATGGCCGACCATGTAGCGCTCAAAGGATTCCTTTCGACCTTAGCGCGTGAACCCTTCACCTATCGGTGGTCTGATTGTGCGTTTGTGCTTGGACGTTGGTGGGCGGTAAACCACGGATGCAACCCTGCAGAACGTCTGACATATACGAACAGGGAAGAGTGCATCTCCCTCTTAGCCCGCAGCCGTGGCCTTCTCCGCCTCGTGTGGACAATGGCGAGAGAGGTTGGCGCTGAGCGTACTGACAAGCCTTCACCTGGTGACTTTGGAGTGGTTCGTTATCGCGGACTACAATTCGGAGCGATCCACATCGGCGATGGCAAGTGGGCGATTAAGTGCAGCAATGGTTTGTTCATGACCACTCGCTGCCGTGTGCTAATGGCATGGAGAATTGAGAGATGCCTCAGTTAGCACCTTTGATCGTCGGCGGACTAGGGCTTACCGGGACCTTTGCCGGAACAATCCTCACGGGTGTTATCAACATCGGTCTGTCATTCGGCCTCAGTCTCGTTTCTAGCCTGCTGAACAAACCGAAAGCTCCGCGCCCCGAAGACGTACAGGGTCTCATCCGCCAGTCGGTATCCGCGCGCTACCGTCACTATGGAAGAGTTCGTATCGGCGGCTCCATCATTTTCATTGAGACCAAGAATGGTGCCTTGTACCAGTTGATTGCACATGGACAGGGACCGATCGATGGATATGAGCAGACCTATCTCGACAACCGCCCGGTCGAACTTGAGGCTGGCACGGACGGGGGCGTAACGACCGAGCCGTACGATCCGGCCTTCCAGATTATCGACAGCCAGATCGGCGATCCGTCCATCCATGGCTTCGGGCGGCTGGAGCTCGACTTCCCGACGATCTGGGATTCCACCTATCAGGTGAAGGGCATCGCCGCTTCGCTGCTATACACGGCGACAGTCGCGGCGGAGAAGAGCAACGAGACTTATCCGAACCGGATACCTTTCCTGTCCCGGGTGATCCGCGGGGCCAAATGCTACGATCCGCGCGACGGCTCGACGACCTGGACGCGTAACGCGGGCCTGATCATGCGCGACTATCTCACGCATGCAGACGGCATGAACCTGCCCGCCTCGCTGATCGACGACGACCTGATCGGCAGCGCCGCAAACGACAGCGCGCAGGCCGTCTCGGTGAAGGCAGGCGGCACGATCGAGCGCTATGCAATCGGCCTCAGCTACTCCTTTGACGAGGAGCCGATCAACGTCATCAGCCGTATTCTCGGCGCGACGGACGGGCGGCTCTTCATCACTCCGGCCGGGAAGGTCGGCTTCGAGGTCGGCAAGTGGGTCGAGCCGACGGTCACGCTGACGGATGCGCATATCATCGAGTACGAGCTGACCGATGGCGGCGGCCCGTTCACCGAGGCCAACGAGGTCATCGTACGCTACACGCACACCGATGTCGGCTACAAGGAGGCGACCAGCGATCCGTGGCAGGATCTCGACAGCATCGGGCAATATGGCCGCCTGTCGCGGACAATCGAGTCCTTCGAGATCCAGCATCACAATCACGCGCGGCGCATTGCGAAGATCACCCAACGCCGGTCGGCACCACGGTGGCGAGGCACGATCAACTGCACCCTCGCGGCGCTTAACGCGTGGGACAAGCGCTTTATCCACCTGGAGATAGCGGACCTCGATATTGACGATGACTTCGAGATTGTCGGGCCTCCGGCGATCGACACGGCGAACATGACCGTGGCGCTGGAGGTGCAGTCTGCCTCCGCCCCGACCTGGGCCTTCAATGCGGCGACCGAAGAGGGCGAGGGCCCGACCGTGCCGGAAGAGCTTGAGGAGGAGGAAATTCCTGAGCCCACCGGCGTTACGACCACGGCGGTGGAGAGGAAGCTCAGCGACATCGAGGTCGAGAACTCGGTGTATGACCCGGATTCCGGCAGCAACAACACGGAGACCGAGACGAAGAACATCTACGTGTATGTGGCCAAGATCTCATGGAACCCGCCGCCCCGTGAGGGTTTGGACGCCGTGGCGGAATACAGCACCGATGGCTCCAACTGGAACGGTCTTGCAATCGCGCGGGACGGGATCAGCGCGGAAACCGGACCAATGGAGCGGCCATCCACCGTACGGATGCGCGTTCGCTTTAGAACCATCGGCGGGACTGTCTCCAACTGGGTCAACGGCGCCGATGTCTCGATACCCGCATAAGGATCAGTTCACATGGCAATTGCATGGCCAGAGGCCTTGAAGGTTACCAGATGTGATCCGCATCTGCGTGCCATGACGAAGGGGGGCGGACGGACCGCGACCGGGCGCGAGCAGCGGGTTCAGGCGGACGCCGGTTTCTGGGAGGTGACCTATGAGTTGCCAATCAACAAGCCAGAACGCGCCAGGGCCTACGAGGCCATGATTGCCCTTCTGCGATCCGGCCAGGAAGTCCTGGCCCGCATCGTCAGGAGGAGCCAGCCACGCGGCGCCTACGGCGAAGAAGTTACCGCGTCCCTGACGTCCACCGTCGCGCCTCGCGACACGCAGATCGGCATCACGGTGACCGGCGCGGAGATCGACGCCGGCACCTATATCGGCATCGGCGTCAACCGTGCGCATGTCATCACCGAGGTCGTTTCCGGCGGGCCGGCCGACTTCTTCAACCACGTTTCGAGCGACAACAAATGGGATGACAGCATCCCGTGGAGCGATGCCGGGCCGAACGCCAAGGCCTATGTCGTCAAGGTCATGCCGCCGATCCGCGCTGATTTTGGCGCCGGGACGGTCGTCAAGTTCAAGGACATCACGATGCGCGGGGTACTAGCCGACATGTCGGACGGAGACCTCTCGCTTGATCTCGGTCGGTTCGGGACCGTCACGCTTACAATCCAGGAATCCATCTGATGGCGATTTCGCACGTTGCACATGGCGAAGGCGGGGCGTCCGTCCGCGGCAAAATCAACCAGGTCATCGACAAGGCCAATCTCGTCGACGGCAAGGCCGAGCAGACCGCCTTGGTGGCGGAGACGAACGCGCGTCAGGCAGCATTGGTGGCGGAGGCAAATGCACGTCAGTCGGCGATCAGCAATCTGCAGGAGCAGGTCAACCAGCGTGCGACGAAGCAGGCACTTCAATCCGAGGCAACCGATCGCGCAAATGGTGATACTGCAAACGCGCAAGCGGTCCAAGGCGAGGCCGCTGCTCGTGTCGCTGGAGACAATGCGCGCGTCACTTACGCCGAGGCGGCGTCCGAACCGACGCGGCCGGGCGAGGCGAACCGGTTTTTCACGTCGGACCTCGTTGGTGATCCGGCGACGGTCACCCCCCTCCCGTATGGTTGGAAGGTCATCGGCCCCAACGGGGCTGTGGTCGCTATCCCTGGCGCTGGCAAGGTCGCCCCGCTCGCAGTGCGGCGCGTCGAACAGCAGCGGCAGTACCGCCTTCGCGTCGTTTTCCAGCGTGCCGCCAACACCGAGGATCCGGCCAACGACGCCATCCGCATCGGGCTCCAGTGGCTTGACCGGGACAAGGGCGACGCGGGGCGGACGATTTGCGTTGACCTTGTCGACATCACCACGGCCAGCGGCCGTCTCGGCTATTTCTTCAATTTCGCGACGGCCGATGCCGACAACATCGACTTCACAGCGCCTGTCGGTGCTGTCTACGTCCGCCCGTTCGTGCAGACGTTTGGCTCGGGCGTCACTCACGTCGAAGTCATTGAAATTGTCGATCTTTCGGATTCCATCGAGTTCTCGCCCGATGTCTCCGAGTGGATGCGCCAGCTTGCCGGCTTCAACTATCGGCTGGAGGACGCGGCAACACGGCTTGGCGTCGCCGAGGAGAACATCAATGCTTCGCACAACGCGTCCTGGTTTACCGAAGGAACGCTGAACGACGCGAGGCTGTCAGGCAACGTCCTATTCCGCAACAAGGAGCAGACCGTCACTGCTGCCAAGACCTTTCTTGCGGAACTGAGAATGCGGGCCGCGATCCTCGTTGGGGATGGCGAGGTTGTGAACCCAGGAGACCCCGAGAAACCCACGGCCACGGCCCGCATTCTCGGCGACGGAGATCACCTGTCCATTGCGCCGACCGACAAGGCAGGCGGGTACAATACGCTGCGGGAACTGACGTACAGCCACACCTACAACGTCTGGCTGGCCGAGGGCGGCTTCCGGACGACAGGCACGTTTGTCACGACCGAGGACGGTCAGATCGGCCGTGATTTATCTGTCGGCCGTGACGGGGGCGTGACGCGCCACCTGACCGTAGGCGAGGACGCCACGGTTGGAGGCGACCTTGAGGTGACCGGTTCGGCTCAGGTTTCCGGGGATATCGGCGTAGAGCAAAACCTTGGCGTGCTCGGAAACACCACCATTGGCGGCACTTTCGGGGTAACAGGGCAGACGACGCTCACGCACCTTACGGTTTCCGGCACCTCCATCATCGGCAATGATGCCTCCGACTCCGTGACCGTCAAGGGCACACTCGTCAATGCCTATTCGTCCGGCCTCCTTGCCGGGGCGAATTCCGGAGCGTGGCGTACGGCTCTCGACGTCTACGACAAGGCCTATGTCGACAACCTGATTGCGGCACAGGATGTGATGGTCTTCAAGGGCGTCATCGACTGCTCGGCGAACCCGAACTATCCGGCGGCGGATCGCGGCTGGACCTACCGCGTCTCGGTCGCCGGCAAGATCGGTGGAGCCTCCGGCCCGAACGTCGAGGTGGGCGATATCCTTATCTGCCTGACCGATGGGACAGCTTCCGGCGACCAAGCGACGGTCGGCGCGAACTGGTCGATCATACAGACCAACATCGATGGCGCGCTGACGACGACCAGCATCGGCGTAACGGTGCAGGGCTATGACGCGGATCTCGCCGCTATCGCCGCCCTGACGACGACGGCTTATGGCCGTGGGCTCCTCACGCTCTCCGGAGCGGCGGCGCTCAGGGCTCAGGTCAATACCTATGGCGTCATCAACGCCGACGCCGACGTGACGTTGACCGTGGGCACGGATGCCGAACGCATCCGGCACACCGGCACGCTGACGGCCGATCGTTCCGTCACGCTCGCAGTTGCTGGGGCTGTGGCGGGCGCCGTTTTCCGCATCACGCGGACCGGCGGCGGCGCATTCAACCTCAACATAGGCACGGGGCCGCTCAAGGCCCTCGCCACCAACACCTGGGCGACGTTCGTCTACGACGGGGCCGCCTGGTATCTCGCCGAGTACGGCGCACTTTAACACGCAAGGAGGCCAGCATGTCTGAGAACAGCAATAGCGATCATCGCGAGCGGCCAGGCAGAGTTTGTCACGTTGCTGCGGATGAGCCAGTCGGCCGGGATGGCGACTACTGGTTCAAGGATCGAAGACTGATGGTTTGGCGTGGTACGCGATGGCTACCGTTTGAGGACGATGCCAAGTGCTGATCTCGCTGCCTCCGCACCTTGTACCGCGGTCGGAATATGCTGGTGGTTCCTCGCCCATTCATCGACGTTTCTGTCAGCCAACTCGGCAACTAGCCGAAGTTGATCCTTTGTCATTGTCTCGGCGGCTATTTCCAGAGCCTCGATCACTAACTGAGTAAACAGAGTGGAGGCGGGCTGATCTGCCGGCCATCTAAAGTCTCCGAGTTTTGCCATTTTACCCTCCCGTGTTCGCCCGCGATTAAAGCTGAGCGCTCGGCGGGAGTCGACGCCAAACTCTCAACCAAGGACTCCATCATGACAGCCTTCCACACGCCCTACGGCGCCCCGTGGACACGAGGGATTGTGTTCGGGGCGGGCAACGTTCGCATGCGTCTCGATGACTGGGACATCACAGCCGAGATCAAGGGCCTGACATCCGAGGCTGTCCTCCTGTCCCTCACGACCGACAACGGGCGACTGATCATCACCGACCCAGTCGCCCGGACGATGGAAATCAACGTCGGCTGGGCGGAGATCGAAAGCCTCGGCGCCGGCACGTTCCGGTTCGATTTCGTCTTCGTCAACAAGACCACCGAGCAGCGAGAGCGCGATCCCGTCGACGGGTCCTGGCACACGCTCACTATCCCCAAGGCCGTCACCTTCTATCCGACCGAGGCTTGATCCATGGCACGCAATAATCCTGTACTTCTCACCGGCCCGACCCGCGGGCTTGATGGCCGCTCGGTCCTTGCGAAGGCGCGCGCCCCGCTGATCACGGATGGTCGTATCGGTGATTTCTGGATCGATACCGTATCCAAGAAACTCTATGGCCCCAAGAACGCGGCGGAATGGCCTGACAATGGGTTGATCAAGGGTGACAAGGGGTGGACGCCCGTCTTCGCGACGGCAACCGATGGCACGCGACGGGTGCAGCAGATCGTTGATTGGACCGGAGGGGAAGGCACGAAGCCTGCCGTTGGTCACTATGTTGGCGCTGACGGCTTGGTTGATGACATCGAGGACGCTGTCGACTTCCGCGGCCCTGGAGGTCCCCAGGCCCTCATCAATGCCCTCGACGCAAAGAGCGATGTCGTTACCTACGAAACACTGACGGCTCTCGGCGAGGACGACACCGATAACGAGAAGGCTTCCATCAAACGGCTCTTCGAGCCGGGCGGGATGATGACGTTCCGGACTGTTGCCGAAGCTGAGGCTGCGACAGTGCCGGCGCCTGTTACACACTGCCGATTGCTGGAGCTAGGGGTGGTTCGTCGCCGCAGTGACGTAGAGCCCGACGTCGATGGAAAGCATCGTAGCGCTGACAGGTTTACCGACTTGGGTGATCATGACAGCGCTGCTGGTGGTTGGTGGGTCGACGATGATCAAGACAGGGGCACGACGTCGCTCCAGCCTTTGACGGGCGTGTACAGCATTTCCTCGCGCGCAGAGGCGGCAGGGCGGTTCGTTCCCGCTCCCGTTATGCGCATATCGGTCCTGCATGAAGGCCTTGCGCTGGACTACATCCGCGATGTAGCCGGCACGGCTCTTGAGACGGCCGGCGGGGCGATGTGGTCGCCGGTTGGCGAGGCGTATCCGCACCATTTCGGGTGGTCGGCTGCGCAGACTACGGCCGAGCAGACGCTGGCGTTGAAGGCCCTCTTTGAATGGGGCGATAAGGTTTGCCTGCCGCATGGATACACCTACGAGACGGACTATGTCATTGCCGACCTGACGCGCAACACGACGATCCGCATCGAAGGCGTCCACAAGGGCAGCGCCGACCCGGCTTACCTGACGGAAGCCATGGTCCGGCTGAACTGCGGTTCTGTCACCCGCTACAAGGTGACGATCATGGGGTCCGGCGTCATCGACGTGTCGAACCGCGTCAACATCCCAAACATCGCGTCGGGCAGCGGTTATGGGGTTCGCAACTCGTCGAGCCTCGTGTGCACCGGAGCGGTCACCTGCTTTGCGGCGAACAGCCTGGCGGGCGCGAAGGCCGACGTCGCCATAGGTCCGTCCTACTGCGACAACACGGTGATCAGCGGTTGGCGCTTCCTCGGTTTCGCAGATCACCCGATCTACGTCACCGGAGGTCCATCCGGCGGGTCCGCAGGGTCCGAAGACGTGATGATCACCCAATGCCTGTTCATGTACAATTCGGGGTGCATCCGCCTCGCTCGCGAGCACAAGCGGGCGACCATCTCCTGCAACATCGCCGTCGATAACAAAAAGTTCCTCGTCATTGCCGGGGGGGACACCAACTGGAAATCGGCGGAAAAGATCGTTGCCTATGGCAACATAATCGACAAGTGCGCCGACGTGGCTTTCGACATTCGCTACACCCGTGAAAAGACGGCGGTCCTGCTCTACGGCAATCATGTTTATGACTGGGGACTGGCCGGGCCCGGTATTGTCGCAATCAGGCTGCGTGGCGTCAGCAACGCCCGCGTCTTCGGCAATGTGCTCAAGCCGGACGCCGAGACGGACGAGAGCAGCGCGACGAGCTGCGGAACGGGCGTGTACATCTCTGGCGCTTACGGCGAGGGAGACGAAAGCGGCACGTACTACGACTGCCGCAATGTCAGCGTCTATGACAACGACATTCAGGTTCTCACCCGTCCCGGCGAAAACAATGGTGGTATCGTCGCACGGTTCGTGACCGCCGACAGCATTGCGGAGTTTGTCGCGCACGGCAACCGGATAACCGTCCCTTCCGGCGTGCCCGACATGATCTGCGCGCTCGTCGGCGTGGACAGCCTGCGTCAGGCAAATGGCGTCCAGCGCATCAAGCCGGCCGTTGGATTGGGTATCGGTGGAGCCAATCCGACCGTTCCCCTTGAGGTTGCCGGGAACATCATCGCGAGCCGGAAGAGTGATGCATCACGCCTGATCGAGATTGACGTTGACCGGACCACTGGGGCGGTTATTGCAAGCCGGTCGCCGCCCGCCAGCGCGCGAAACATGTTCTTGAACGCGACCACGGACCTGAGCAACACCGCGCCGACTGGCGGTGCGGTGAGCCTCAACATGCAGGTCCTGGGTGTTACCGGGGTGCAGGTCAACGCCACCAGGCAAGTCTTCTTCCCGGCCGTTACAACATCTGCGGCCGCGGCGAACGCCATCCTCGATAGCGGAGCTGGAAACCAGTTGCTGCGCTCGACGTCCTCGGCACGGTACAAATGCGACATAGAGGACCTTGAGATCGAGCGAGCGGTGGAGATTTTCGAAGGTCTCCGGGCGATCTGGTATCGATCAACGGCAGAGCGGGACCGGCCGGACTGGAGTTGGTACGGCCTCTTGGCCGAGGAGGTGGCGGAGATCGACCCGCGTCTCGTTCAGTGGGGCTATCAGGACAGCGACTACGAGGAGGTCGAGCGTTACGAAGAGATCGAGCACATCGATGTCGCCAAGATCGTCAACGACGACGGCACGGTCACGATCGAGGAAAGGCCCCGCATCGAACGGCATGAGTGGACGGAGCGGGTCCTGAAGGAAGATGCCGTCATGGTGCCTGACGGTGTCCAGTACGATCGTGTCGCGCTCGTCTGCCTGATGGCGTCGCGACATCTCGACGACGCTCGTGATCAGCGGTTGGCGCAGATCGAGGCAAGGCTGGACGGTCTTGAAACAATGTCATGATGGAACGAAAGACCCGGGCGGACGCCCTATCGTTCGCCCGGGTCTCAGGCCGGAAGGACTTTGGGGGAACATCCGGCCGCTCCTTTTACCGTGCGTCATCCTAAAATTCCATCTTCCGTGCGTCGCCTCCGTGCACGACGGCACCTAGCCGCTTAGGCGGCGCTTTTTATCGAAAAAGGACATCACATGAACCGCGCAGCGTTTTACGCCAGCGTGCGCCAGCGCGCGTCCGGCATCTTTGGCACGTCTCTAAGCCAGTCCCAGGTCAGCGGCTGTGAGGCCATCCTTGACGAGGCGGAGCGGCGAGGGACGCCGCTCCGGCATCTCGCCTACGTCCTCGCCACGGCCTATCACGAGACCGGTGGCCAGATACAGCCTGTCAAGGAAACGGTCTATGCATCCAGCAAGGACCGCAACCCATCGGACGAGACGGTCATCAAGCGCCTTGAAACGGCATGGAAGGCGGGAAAGCTCGGGAGCGTCAAAACGCCCTATTGGCGCAAGGACGTCGCCGGCAAGTCGTGGTTCGGCCGTGGCCTCGTCCAGATCACCCACGAAGCCAATTACTCGAAGCTCGGCCTGCTGATCGGCGTAGATCTCGTCAAGGACCCTTCGAAGGCGCTGGAGCTTCCCACGGCGGTCAAGATCCTGTTCGTCGGCATGGAGCTTGGCAGCTTCACCGGCAAGTCGCTCTCCGACTATCTCGATGCGACGAAACCGGACTACGAGGGCGCGCGCCGGATCATCAACGGCACGGACAAGACGGCGACCATTGCCGGCTATGCTCGGGCATTTGAGCGGGGGCTCGTCGCCGCCGGCTATGCCCCGTCCACGAATCGGGTTCTGCCCAGCGCCGACCCCACTCCAGCGTCGCTTGAGCCGCCGGCCAAGTTCGAGCAAGGCCCGGTCCCGTCCGGCAACTGGCTGGCCGGCTTCCTCTCGATGCTCCTCAATCTCCTGAAAGGATCGAAGCCATGACCGCCGTCATTGCCCGCATTGCCCTGCGCTACCTCGCCGCCGCCCTCGTCACGGCCGGATACCTTGATGCCGACCTCGGCAATCAGATCGGCGCGGACCCGGATTTGATTATGCTCGTCGGCCTGGCGCTCGGGGCAGGGGTGGAGATGGCTTATGCCGTCGCCAAGAAGATGCGGTGGTCGACATGATCTCCCTCATCAACGCCCTCAAGCTCGGCGCGGGCGTGATCCTCGGCGGCGTGGTGGTCTACAGCTACGTGCAGGCCTATTCGCTGCCAGCGGCCCAGCAAGAGGGCAGGGACCGCCTCATCGCCGAGCAGGCCGTGCAATCTCAAAAGGAAGAACTGGAAAGGAAAGGCGATGACGCGAACCTTCAGCGCATGTCTGATTACGATCTGTGTGTCGCTTACCTTGGCCGGGTGCCAGAGTGCGACAGTCTCAGGATGCAGCCCGTTCGTGAAGAACAACCTCTCCGCGGCTGGGACGGTTGCCCTGCTCCAGGCTGATCGATCGGGCGCCGAGCGCGTTATCGGGAATGACCGCGCTGGCGAGCGCAAAGGATGCTGGAAATGAGTCCGCCGGAGATCGACGCTGCGGTTCATCAGCAGCTCGGCGCACTCGACGCCAAGATGGACCGTGTCTTGGCCGACCAGGACCAGGCTCGATCCGACCGCAAGCAGCAGTATTCGAAGTCCGAGAATATGGAGCGCCGGCTTGACGACGTGGACCGGAAGCTCGAAGGCCTCAGCACAAGGCTAGACAAGATCGAGCCTGTCACGGCCGACATTGGCCGCTGGCGGGAACGCTTCCTTGGAATGCGAATGCTGATCGTATTCGTCGCTGCTGCCTTCGGCGCCACACTCGCCACAGTGGGGAAATGGATACTCGTCAAATTCGGTTGGGCGGCGTGACCTCAGAGAATGAAGTCAGTCGCCCTGAAATTTATGCTGGCATCAATGACGATTGAAAAATCCGCCTTTCCGTCGCCATTTACATCACCATGGACAATCGTGTCACCGCTTCTCTTATCGAAGCGCAGTTCGCCGGCCTTTCCGTCGAACTTGTTCGCGCCGATGAAGTCGAACACCTGATCACCTTTGACTTTCGTATTGGCATCGATCTTTTGGAGATCGATCTTGTCGCCTTGCGAGCGCTTGAAGTCGGTGATTGTGTCGCTGGCGCCGGGGTTCACCTTGGAATCTGATATCTTGGTGAAGATGAATGTGTCGGCACCGCGGCCCCCTGTAAGCTTGTCGGCACCGGTGCCACCATTGAGTTTGTCATCGCCGGCCCCTCCATTCAGCGTGTCCTTACCTGCATTCCCGAAGAGCCTGTCGTCGCCACCTCGACTATGTATTACATCGTCGCCTTTATCGCCGCGAACGGTCTCGCTGCGATTTGTCATCTTCAGTTGGTCCGCGTGCCGAGTGCCATTTATAATGTCGCCATCCTCGATAAGTTCTCCAATAGTTTTGTCTATGAGCGGTTTGTAGGAAACCAATCCATCAAATATAATTTGCCACTCTGTACTGCTGGATGTAAATGGGGCAGTTAATAGCCTATCGATCTTTGACAGATTTATATCAACAGTCTCAGTTATATTGTAATATTCATCATCATTATAGATATATTTTTCTGATGTGTAGTTAACAACAATTTTTCCCTCAATGCTGTACCCAAGGCCGGTCCCAAATCTTTCTTCTGTACTTGTCCAATTCCGCATTGATGGTTTGTCGGATGTGGAGTATGAGTGCTCAAGAGCAACATCAGCGAATGGAGTTTTATCGCTGGTATTGAAGTCTATGGTAAGGCCGTTGTAGAAATAATACTTGGAGAGTGAGGCGAAGGTTATTGTCTTGCGCATTTGTATCCCCGATTTTGCCTAACTTCCCGATGTTGGTGAGTAGCTTGGCAAAATGCACGTAATAGTCAAGTCGCGCGCATGATGCCTACTTCCAACGTTGCTCCGGACACGGATTTCGCCATCGCCCCTCTGTCCTTCGTGGATGGAGGGGCGGCAAGCCCAGCACCGTCCACAATGGCTGTGAAGTAGATGTGGTTCGTCACCACTTCAGGGCGATAGTTCGACCGATATCCTGCAGTGAGGAAATCACCGGCGCGCAAATCCGCGATTGTGCCGTGAAAGAACGGCCCCTCTTCCAGTATTTCAGCCATCATCGTTGTCCTTATCGCCATCCGCGCATTCCTGGTTTTCAAACGGGCATTGCCGCATACCGATCGAGGGGCGTCATCAAGCCCTTCCGGCCAGAATAGCATTCCCGGTAGTCAAGCTCTGACAAACATTCCCGCCTCAATCGCGGCCGCTAAAAATGCCCCTCTCGCGTTTTCGGGTGTCGCCTTATCTTCTAGGGCCAGCAGGCAGGCCGCCTTGGCGGCGAGATAGGCCTCGCCCTCATCCACGGGCCACTCTTCGAGCAGGATCCGGGCGGCTTCGGCGGCGCTCGAAACCGATTGGTATCGTCCGAGCGTCAGCGTCTCTATTGTTACAGGCTCGTCCCAGTATCTGCGGTTCATCTGGCCCTCGTGCGGATTATCCGTAGAGCTTCAGGATTTCATCAATACTGAGAGGAGACGGAATCCACTCGTCAAACTCAAACGGCTCCTCCGTCGTGAACAGAGCCCAATAGGGTTCGTCACCAGCGTCGAGATCGGCGCCCGTCCTCCACCTGATGAGGCGGACCTCTCCGCAATCATCTCGCGCGACAATCGGCGTGCCGTCTCGCGGCGCAGCAGAGGAAGGAAACGTAGCCGGCGCCCGCCGAAACGCCTCTTCAAGGTCTGATTGGTGGTTCACCCGTTATCTCCTACAGCGAATTGACGACTGGAGCCGGCCTGTCGGTAAACCTCGAACTGTTGATGTCGCGGCTGACGCGGTGCATCTGCATCTGTCCGTCGAGATGGTGTCCAAGGATGCCCTTGAGGTTTTCGACCGGGGTGCCCGGGTTAAGCCAGCCGTCGAAAACTTCGGGGTCTAAGATGACCGGCATGCGGTCGTGGATCTGGCTGATGGGCGCGATCGAGGGAGCGGTGATGATCGTGCAACTCTTCACGTCGAGCTTGCTGTTATGCGCCCACAGTCCGGCAAAGGCGAAAGGCTTCTCGCCTGGCATCTGGATAAACCATGGGTCCTTGCCGCCGTCATCCGCCTTGGTCCACTCGTAGAAGCCATCAGCGGGGATGAGGCAGCGGCGCATCTTGAATGCGTCCCGAAAGGCTGGCGAGCTATCGACGGTCTCGATCCGGGCGTTGAACATCGCAGCCTTGGGCATTTCCTTCGCCCAGTGGGGGACCAGCCACCAGCGACCATCGTCAACCACTTGGTTGCCCTCGACGTCCAGACGGACAAACGGTACGGTCTGCGTCGGGGCGACGTTGTAGCGCGCCTCGGTGTTGCGGATCACATACTTGTCGGTCAGGCGGTAGAGCGAAACAAGTTCGCGCCATGACAGCATTTGCGTGAATCTTCCGCACATGAAACACCTCAAATCGAGACGAAGAAATATCGGACCAGCGCCGGTCCAAGGCCAATGATTGCGCACACCACAAGCACGACTACCAGGAAGTAGGGAGTGAGGTGGTAGGGCATCAAGGCGTCCTTCGAAGAACGATGCCATTAGTTTCGACGCTTGCAATTCGCCGCCTCAGGTCGGCGTTGGCCAGCAGGGAGAGCATGCGATGATCGGCGAGGGATGTCAGCGCTGCGCAGATTTCGTCCTCGCCCCATCCCGCGCAGATTGCTCGGTCGATTAGCCCGTTCAACTCGGCCTCTAGGGCCTCCTCGCAATCCGTCAGACGGTCGGGATGTTCCGAGCTTTGCTTTGGCCCCGAAATCGGCATGGCACCCTCCTAGAGGGAGGATAGGGCAGGGCCATCAGCTCGACAAGGAGCCGTTGCTACGTGTCGAGCCCGGCTCTTTAAATGGATAGAGCTCCCAGCACCACCACCGCACGGGCTCCCCCTTCGACCGAGCTAAACCGAATCCGCCCCCAGTCATTGCATCCCGGATGCTCGCAATAGTGCTTTTCAGGAGTATGCGGGTGGGTGTCGGTGCGGTCGTCTGTGGCCATGCTCTCGCTGTAGGTGAGTCTCGACAGCTGTCACCGCCTTCTTCGCCGCTTGCGGATAGGCTCTGGGCTGGGCCCTATGCCTGGCCGCCCGTAGAAATCGTTCACCAGACGAGGTGCGCCGGGAGTTGGAGCTGAGACAATGCAGTGCCCCTTTGCTCCACACTGAGAACGTCGAAAGACCCGTCCAACCGCGTTCTCGTCTGTTGGGAACCGCGCCAAATCAATCTCGACGGAGCGCTGCGGACGATTGCCGATAGAGTGCTGCAACTGATCATGGAGGCCGATGTTGACGGCCTGATCGCCGCTGGCCGCTATGAACGTGGCGACGGCCGACCAGAGTTGGTCTACGGTTCTGGCCGCTGCCTTTCTGAGCAGGGCTTTGAGTTCGGAGAAGGCCATCTAGATTTAAGTCCGGGGAGTATGACGGCAGGAACAGGAGCCGCGCTCCGACCTTGTCGACGGCCTCACGCACGCCGCTGATCTTGTGAGCAGGCAGGTTGTCCATGACCACGATATCGCCGGGGCGAAGCTCGGGGGCCGAAATCCTGAAATCCTTCATGGTACGGTTTTGTACCATGGTTCCTGCACACGATCGCGCAAGATGCAAGTAGGGGTTTGCTTCACGGTGAAGCAAAGGCCACCATCGGTGGAACATCACCCCAAGGGTGCGGATACTATCCGTATCCCTCCATTACCAACGGGCACGGACTTTCATCCCGCGTTGAAGGATGTATGTTCAACATAGATCTTTCATATCACTCCCGCTCCCGGTCCCGAAAGGGGCCGGGTTTTTTCGTGTCTGAAAGAATCGAGCGCCGCCAAATTCCGAACGGCATGCGTTAACGCAGGTACCATTTATTTCCGCTGAATGATCTATCTCATTGATATGCTTCGCAGAGTCACCGAAACTAATCTTGAATATGCGAAATCGCACCTAAGTCATTGAATGCCAAACGGAATTTAAAAGAATTTCGGTTGACAAATCCTCCAGTTCGTGGGGAAATTTGCGCGTCGGAGGCGTTCTGGTCCAACGCCTCCGACACTGACCTCAACCGATCACGGAAGGATCGATCATGGCTAACGCCGAAACTATCACTGTCACCCACCGCTTTGAAACGCTGTCCTTCAACACACGGCGACTTCTCCGCGCTGCCAGCATGTTCCTCGTCGATGGAATGGGCGATGATGCCGATGAGCTTGCAATGGCAGACACCATATTAGACAAAGCCATTGATGAATTTGAACATGTGGTTCAAGCGCATTGGAGCGAGTATCAGGCGCTTCGCGCCGAGATCCGCCATCTACAAGCTGCCTTGGCGGAACGTGCGCCAGAGGCAGCCTAA